CCGCCCCAATATTGGAGCCTGTCGGTGCAGTGCCGCTTATAAAATAAGTATTTGCAAAGTTGTTTACGTCTGCAAGGTTGGTGTTGACGTTATTGATTGCAGTTAGCGCGCCATTCACATTGTTGATGGGGGTTAATGCACCAGCCACAGCAGTCACGTTTGCGTCAATTCCAGCAACGGTGGTTACGTTTGCGTCGATGGTCGCAACCTTGTTCACGTTTGTGGCGTTAGCATTGACCGCGTTAATTGCAGTGAGAGCGCCAGCTACGCTATTTACATTAGCTATGGAGCCTGCAACCGAGCCAACCGTGTCTGAACCCGCCAAGTCTGTAGCAACCACACCTATGTCTGTAGCGTCTCCAGCAACAGCGGTAACACTAGCCGAAATGCCTGCGACTGCGTTTACATTGGAGATGTTTGCTGAAACTGTGCCAATGTCTGTCGCATCACCAGCTACCGCATTTACATTAGCGATGTCTGTGGCTACGGCGTTTACGTTAGCAATAGCTCCGCCGACGCTGTTAACATTAGCAATCGCGCCAGCAACAGTATTGATGTTTGTTATACCAGAGGCCACTGTCGTAACAGGAGCATTGGTGGCGTAATACTTGGCTGAGAAATCACTTGAGTTACCTACAGCCCCAGACGTCTTGGTTGCCCAGTCTTTTGCCGAGCCATCAGTGGTGTCCACGCCCGTGCCGCCAATAGCCCAAGCCTTGGCCGAGTATTCACTGCCTGTTATCGCGCCGTCTACTTTATTGGCGTAGTCAGCAACAATCGCTCCGTTAATAATTTTCTGGAACTTGGCTAGGTCTGGTGTTGCGTTGCTAGACGTATGCGCCACGGTACAAACAAACGTGTCTTGACCCTGGGTGACAATATCCAAAACCTTGTAGGCAGTAGAGGTCGCGTATGAACCGCGCCCATTAAATATCTCTACACCTGTTTCTACAAACGCGTTAGCTGTGCCAACTCGGACTTCGAGTTTATTGTTGTCGGCAACATCCACTTGGAACGTAAAGATGGTTGGGTCAAACAGGCCGTCACTGCTTTTGAAGATGTCGCCTAGCAATGCGCTGAGTTGGCGTCCGCCAATCTCTGCGTTCTCCATGTAGGTATCGAGTACATGCTCTCCAGTATTAACTGAGACGAACCTAAGCTGTTCACCTGTGGGACGTGTAATAGCCATTATAGCCTCCCTTTAAGATTGGTGACTTCTATCTCTAGCTCACGAACCCTTGCCTGTAGTTGCGCTATGATTTGGGCATTAGTCGAACCCCACTCAAGCTGGTTGTAATTTGTTTGTTCAAAAACAGCCTTTACATACTCCGCAGTTTTAGCGGGTACATCGACCTCTAGTGCCTTGGCTTTATCATTAAGAATTTCGGTGGCCATCTTATCCTGCCTCTCTTATGGGAACTAAGTTCCCTTTAGAAACTTCATCTTGAATTTGTTCATTAGGTTGGACAGATGCGCCGCGCATTTTTTCCATCATAGCTAACTGCTGACTAGGGGTTGCGCCCTGCTGACGTTCTTCTTCAGAAATGCGGAACTGGTCTAGGTCTGAAATGCCCAAAGCACGTATGGCTTCTTCTGCAATCTTGCCCATCTTGTATTCCATGTTCAGCCCAGTCTGAGACATGATTTGCAACATGTTCATCCACGTCTCAGCATTGCGGGTTGGCTCGACTGGCAACGTGCCGTCGATAACTAAATAATCAACTTTGCCTTGCAGGTCGTTCTGGTTGAAGTCGATATATCCATCCTCAACCATGTCGGCCAACTGGCTCGGCATTTTGTCTGGGTCAATCTTGATAGAGCCGTCAATTTCTACAGCGTCTTGGATATTCGATACCATCATGCGAACCATGGGACGTATAGTTGTTGCAGATATAACACGACTAAGCACTCCTAGACGTTGTGAACCTAACTGGGTGAGACGTTGTATCTCAGTCGCAGTCCGTACGTCTGGGGTCGGCATGCCTTGTTGCGCGTCTGACGCACTTGAGACGCGCTGTTTTAAATCAGACATAGCAGTAATGTCGTTCCAATGGCCGCGAGTTACGTCTGGAACCTGAGCAATAAACACGCCGTCTCCAGGCTTGGAGCCTGGCATCGTTCTGACAACACCCCATGGGTTGCGGTCAATAAGGTCTGGAACCATAACTTGCGTAGGGTCTACAAAGATTAGATTGTTTAGCGCGGCCTGCACGTTGTCGATACGGCTACGGAGCAACCAAGTCGCAATGTCGTGCATTGGGAGCATGAGGTCATACAAAGATTGACCCCAAGTCTTGTGGTTGTCGTTATATAGACCGCCCATGACAACAGGGAACTGGCGTCCATAAGGGTTGAGTTGCATGCGTATACATACATTTTCATCGAGAATAGTTATGACCATCCACACTTGGTCGATTGTTGGTATACCAATCTCATGTCCAGCAAACCGAACCCAGCACTCATCGGTAACGCGCGCGTCGCCTAGCGTAAAGTAGGCATGGTCCATACGCTCACGCTGGTTAGGGGAAGCAGGGTCTACGTTTAGACCTCTACCTTCTTCTTTGTGCCAACGGTGTGCATCCCATGAGTTTCGTGGCGGCGCAATTCTGTGTCGCAAGGAAGGATGATTTTCTAGCTTGGGGTACAGCTTACTGCTGGCCAACGTATTGTATGAGACGTAATCGGTAAACACGACATACTGCCACTGCTCCCAGTCACCCCATGATACTCGCGGGTCTGGAAAACAACGTCTTGGGTCAAAGTTTACAATACGGTTTTGGTTCTGCCCCGCGTCCCAAACAATCTTTGTTGGAGCAAACCCATAGCGGATTGAGTCCAAAAGCATTTGGGCTATTCTGGCTTCACCCGCAGTCCTACGCATCTGGCTGTGCAGAACACGCTCTAAGATACTAGATACCTTGCGGCTCGAACGGTTAAGCCCTTCAAGCTGGAACATCGGGTTCCGACCACCGAGAGCGGCCATAAGATAAGTAAGCACTGTGTCTGCTACAGCACGAGTGTCAGCGATTACCGCTTTCTCACGGAACTGAGTTGCGTCTGGCGGCACATATACATCGTGCGCCCTGTCTGCTTCCATCCAGTGGTCGTATCTTTTTTTAATCTTATGGTAAGACATGTCCACGCAGGACTTTACATAATCTACAATCCTGCGCTCTTCGTCTTCCGTCAGGTCATCGGATATGTCTTCATAAGATGTTAATTTCTCTGCAAGGCGAGACAAATCAACAATTTGTCCATCCGTCGGTGAGAAAGCGTAATCCGCACTATATAATTTTTTATCAGCCATGTTGAACACTTTGCCCTAAAAGTTAGATTTGGTCGTCCCGACACTTACAATTCGCCCCATCCTTTGAAGATGGAGCTACCCAATTTAGACGACAGGCTGTCCTTTGCCCTAGTCACATCCTGAAGTAAGGAGTTGCCCATAGTTAAAGAGCCAAAAACTGTCTCAGGGGTGACAGCCTGTCTACTTAGAATATCTACCGCCATAGACAATGCGTCCACCTGGTCATCGTGTCGGCCGCTTGGGAAAGAGACACACTCATCTACAAATGTATCGAGCCAAGGAGCGCTCTGCGGCAGATACACTCTGCCGCCCTGTATCATTGGAGTGATACTATTCACACGAGAAACTTTATCTGCCTGCACCTTGTATGGAACAACAGCCATACCTGACTCACGCCGCAAGTCTTGAATAATAGATTGGCCAGACGCCTTGTCTTCAATATATAAAGCGCGCAAGCCACTACCTCGCCACACTGCATTAATAGAGATGAGACGTTGTCGTAGCTCTGGGAAGTCCCACCTGCCACGATGCACGTCTACTACATATATATCGCCATCTTGAGAAAGGCCTGCCACCACAGCTACGCTGTAGTCTGCTGTTTCAGTTTTCTTGAACGCAGTATCGGCCGCAATAATAAGCGTCTGAAACTGACGGGGGTTTAAATCTTCTGGATAGTAACGCCACCATTCTGACTTCAGAATATTACCGCCTTCGATATAAGGCTTTTGCTGGTACAGCGAAGCAAAGTCTCTAGGATTGAGGCGCTCACGCCTACGCAACTCCTCCAGCG